TGTCGTTTAACATCCTCTTTCTCGACGAATTCGCGTTCGTCCCAAATCACGTTGCTGACTCGTTCTTTGCATCTGTTTATCCTACTATTACTTCTGGTAAAAGCACCAAAGTAATTATTGTATCTACCCCACATGGTATGAATCATTTCTACCGCATGTGGCATGATGCAGAAAAAGGAAAGAATGAGTATATACCAACTGATGTTCATTGGTCAGAAGTTCCTGGTAGAGATTCAAAGTGGAAAGAGACAACAATTGCAAACACTTCTGAAGCTCAATTTAAGGTCGAATTTGAATGTGAGTTCCTTGGTTCTGTCAACACATTAATAAATCCCGCAAAACTTAGAACTTTAGTATATGATGATCCAGTAAAACGAAATGCAGGATTAGACATTTATGAAAATCCAATAGAAGAGCACAACTACATGATATCAGTAGATGTTTCTCGTGGATTGGGAAATGATTACTCAGCATTCATTGTATTTGATATAACAGAGTTTCCCTATAGAGTAGTAGCAAAATATAGAAATAATGAAATCAAACCTATGTTATTTCCAAATATCATATATGATGTTGCAAAGGCATATAATAATTCATGGATGTTGATTGAGATTAATGATATTGGTGATCAAGTAGCAAGTATTCTTCATTTTGATTTGGAGTATGAAAACATTCTTATGTGCTCTATGAGAGGACGTAATGGTCAAGTTGTTGGTTCTGGATTTAGTGGCAAAAAATCTCAACTTGGATTGAGAATGACTGCTGGAGTTAAAAAGTTGGGATGTTCTAATCTTAAAACTCTTCTTGAAGATGATAAACTTATAACTAATGATTATGAAATTATATCTGAACTAACCACATTTGCTCAAAAAGGAAATTCTTTTGAAGCAGAAGATGGATGTAATGATGATTTGGCAATGTGTTTAGTTATTTTCTCTTGGTTAGTTGCACAAGATTATTTCAAAGAAATGACTGATAATGATGTACGTAAAAGGTTATATGAAGAAAAGAAAAATGAAATTGAACAGGATATGGCACCGTTTGGATTTATCTCCGACGGATTTACTGATGAAGTTATTGTAGACGATGCTGGTGATCGTTGGCATACTGACGAGTATGGTGACAGGTCATATATGTGGGAATATTACTAATGGACTTTGAAGAGGGATTTGAATTAGAACATTTATTATTCACACAGAGAAAATGTACTACATGCAAACAAGTAAAAAGTTTGATGGAAGATTTTTATTTAACTAGAAAGACAAGAGGAAAATTGCCATCAGCATATTCTTATGAATGTAAGGAATGTACGATAAAAAGAGTCAGAGAGAAAAGAAAGGTTAAGCAAAAAGAGTGGGAATATCCTGATTGGTAACTGTTCGTGCATTGTTTCCCCTCTGAAAACATCCATAGTTCTAAATATTAGTAGATTAATTTGGATTTCGGAGAGAAAAAGATGCCATTAAACCTAGCATCTCCTGGTGTTCTTGTTAGAGAGGTTGATTTAACTAACGGCAGAATTGACCCAACATCTGATAGTGTTGGAGTTATTGCTAGCCCATTTGAGAAGGGTGCAGTTAACGAACCAGTTTTGGTTGGTAACGAAGAGGAACTTCGCCAAGCATTTGGTGGACCTGCTGCAACTGATAAGCATTATGAAAATTGGATGGTAGCATCCTCATACCTCGCTTACGGTGGACCCCTTCAAGTTGTAAGGGCAGGAGGATCAAATTTAAAGAACGCATTTGTTGGTGCTGCATCCGACATCAAAATAGATAGCGTTACAGATTATAATCTTAAAGGTTATGACGAAAATACAATCACCGGTGTAACAGTTGCCGCAAGAAATCCTGGATCTTGGGGTAATGGACTGAAAGTTGCAATTATCGATGGTTTTGCAGATCAAGAGATTGGAATTGCTGGAACTGTTTTATCAGGTGCAAGTGTTGGTGCAGGAGTTACTCAAGCAATCCCTGCAGGAACGGTCGTTGCTGGAGCAGGAACAACCTCTTTACTGGAAGGTTACCTAAAAGGAATCGTTACTGGTATTGATGGTGGAGAACTGCAAGTTAAAGTTCTATCACACTATGATGCTGCTGGAACAAGAACTCAAGTTGACTATACAGCATCTGGTGTATATAAATTCAACACATCTGAAGATCTCTATGTAAATGGTGTAGGTGCTACTACAGTATCAACTGCTGCAGATTGGTTTGACCAACAAGAATTTACTTTAACTTCTTCGACTGGAATTAAGAAAAAGTGGTCTTCTATTGCACCAAGACCAGGAACCTCTTCATATACAGCAGCGAGAGGAGGAAGATTTGACGAACTTCATATAGTTGTTGTTGATGCTGAAGGAAAAGTTACTGGAAATGAAGGAACAATTCTAGAAAAGCATGTAGCACTTTCTAAAGCAAGTGATGCTGTTTATTCAGTAGGTTCTTCTTCATATTGGAGAGCATATCTCGCAAGTGCTTCAACTAGTATTTTTGGTGGTGGAGCTCCTGCAGGTATTGCAACATCTGGATTCACTAGTGGTTGGACAGCAGCAACTGACATTGGTTGGGATCAACCAGCGGAAGGAATTCTGTTTGGATTGTCTGGAAATGCCAATTACTCTCTAACTGGTGGAACAAACTATGATGGAACATCAGACAGTTCTGCTGCTGGAGCATTCAAATCTTCTATTTCTGATTTAGCATCTTCATACGATCTCTTCAAGAATAAAGAAAAGTATGCCGTTGATTTTCTTCTTATGGGATCTGGAAACTATCTCAAGGAAGAAGTACAAGCACTAGCATCTAAATTGATTGAGGTTGCTGAGTTTAGACAAGATGCTCTAGCATTCATCTCCCCTTATAGAGGAGCATTTATAAATGACACAGTTTCTGGTACTTCGGTTGTATTAAATACTGATGCTGTTTCTACCGCCAATGTACTAGATTTTTATTCTTCCATTCCATCAAGTTCTTTTGCAGTTCTTGATAGTGGATATAAGTACATGTATGATAGATTCAATAGAGTCTTCAGATATGTTCCATTGAATGGAGATATTGCAGGAACATGTGCAAGGAATGATGCTAACAATTTCCCATGGGTTTCTCCAGCAGGAACCTCTAGAGGATCTATTCTTAATGCAGTTAAACTGGCATACAATCCAGATAAAGATCAAAGAGATTCTTTATATTCTGCAAGAATCAATCCAGTTATAGTTTCTCCTGGCGGTGGTATTATTCTATTCGGTGATAAAACTGCGCTCAGCAGAGCATCTGCTTTTGATAGAATTAATGTTCGCAGATTGTTTATCTTCTTAGAGAAAGCAGTTGAATCTGCAGCAAAAGATCAACTATTTGAGTATAATGATGACATTACAAGATCCAACTTTGTAAATGTTGTAGAACCATTCTTGCGTGATGTTCAAGGCAAGAGAGGTATTACAGACTTTAGAGTTATTTGTGATGAAACAAATAATACTGCTTCTATTATTGATGCAAACGAGTTTATTGCTGATATCTTTGTGAAACCAGCAAGGTCGATTAACTTCGTTGGACTAACATTTGTTGCCACCAGATCTGGTGTTGCTTTCACTGAAGTAGTGGGCGTTTGATCTACATTTATAATAAAAATATTCTAAAGGAGTAAAAGAACAATGGCAGCAAAGTATTTAAAAACGATTGATCAATTTAAGGCTAAGTTAGTTGGTGGCGGTTCTCGCCCCAATCTATTCAATGTCAATTTACAATTTCCCCAAGGCGCTAAGTTAGGAACAGGTAATAATGATGCTGATGCATTTCTAGTAAAAGCAGCAGCTTTACCTGCATCTAATATCGGTCCAATTGATGTACCATTTAGAGGTAGAATCCTTAAAGTTGCTGGAGATAGAACCTTTGACACTTGGACAGTTACTATCTTGAATGATAATGATTTTGTCCTCAGAGGTGCTTTTGAAAGATGGATGAATATTATCCAGAAACATGATAATGGAACTGGAAAAGTAAATCCTGCTGATTATCAAAAGGCAGCATATGTCTGGCAATTAGATCGTATGGGTAATGCTTTAAGAGAATACAAATTCCATGGTGTATTCCCAACTAATATTTCCCAGATGGATCTATCATACGATAGCACTGATACAATTAGTGAATTCACTGTCGAATTGCAAGTTCAGTGGTGGGAAGCTAAGGATAATTCTACAACATCCCAAGGTGGTGTAGTCAAATAAGCTCATAAATAGATAAAAACAGGGCTAATTTATAAAATGGCGAAACTCTTTGGTTTTTCGATTGACGATCAAGATAATAAAAGTAAATCCATAGTCTCCCCCGTCCCAAAAACAAATGAGGATGGGGTTGATTATTATCTACAATCTGGTTTTTATGGGCAGTACGTAGATATTGAAGGAGTTTACAGAACTGAAAGTGATCTAATAAAAAGATATAGAGAAATGGCATTACACCCAGAGTGTGATAATGCCATTGAAGATGTTGTCAATGAAGCAATTGTGAGTGATCTATATGATTCTCCAATTGAAATTGAATTGTCGAATGTAAATGCAAGTGATAAAGTAAAGACTGCAATTAGAAAAGAATTTAGATATATTAAAGATATAATGGATTTCGATAAGAAATGCCATGAAATCTTTAGAAATTGGTATGTGGATGGTAGGATCTATTACATGAAGGTAATTGATCTTAAAGCACCAGAAGAAGGAATTAAAGAAATTAGATATATTGATCCTATGAAGATCAAGTATATCAGGCAGGAAAGAAAGAAAGATAGAAATGCATTAGTTCCACAAGAAAGTACAAAAAATCCTTTCAGTGCTTTTCCAGAAATTGATGAGTATTACATGTATACTCCATCACCAAAAACACCCATGGGTGGAAAGAAAGATAGTATAAAAATTGCTAAAGATACAATTGCATATTGTACTTCTGGTTTAGTTGATAGAAATAAAGGAACAGTTCTTTCATATCTTCACAAAGCAATCAAAGGTCTTAATCAATTAAGAATGATTGAAGACTCCTTAGTCATTTACAGATTATCAAGAGCACCTGAGCGTAGAATATTTTATATTGACGTTGGTAATTTACCAAAGGTAAAAGCAGAGCAGTATCTCCGCGATGTTATGATGAGATATCGTAACAAGATGGTGTATGATGCAAACACTGGTGAGATTAGAGATGATCGTAAGCATATGAGTATGCTTGAAGATTTCTGGTTACCACGTAGAGAAGGTGGTCGTGGTACTGAAATTACCACACTTCCTGGTGGACAGAATCTTGGTGAACTATCTGATATTGAATATTTTCAAAAGAAATTATACAGAGCACTGGGTGTTCCCGAATCACGTATTGCCAATGATGGTGGTTTTAATTTGGGAAGGTCTTCAGAGATTCTTCGTGATGAATTAAAATTCTCTAAATTTGTTGGTCGTTTAAGAAAGCGTTTCTCAAATATTTTTAGCGATCTATTAAAAACACAACTTATCTTAAAAAATATTATTGCTCCAGAAGATTGGGATACTATCAGTGATCATATTCAGTATGATTATCTTTATGATAATCAGTTTGCAGAACTAAAAGAAACTGAAATGCTTAATGAAAGGTTGACGATTCTTTCAACAATCGAACCATTTATTGGAAGATACTATTCACAAGAATGGGTTAGAAGAAAGGTTCTTCGTCAAACTGACACTGAAATGGAAGAAATGGATAAACAGATTGAAGCAGAAATTAAAACTGGTATTATTCCAGATCCTAATTCCATAGATCCAGTTACTGGAGAACCATTAGAAGGTGGTCCTCAAATGCTTGGAGATGTCCCCATGGAACCTGAAATAAATGGTGGAATCACCGATGCACAGGTCCAAAAAGACACTAAAAGTGCCGAAATATAAATATTGATATAACAACATCTTTTTTTCATGGAAAATATTATAGATTTGATTGCGACTGACTCTGCCCCTGCAGATATCTCCAAAAATATTCATGATTTGTTGTATCAAAAAGCAACAGAAAAAATTGAAAAAATGAGAGGTGATATTTCATCTCAAGTGTTTGATAATGTAGACACACAAGAAGAGGAAGAAAATGCTGATTAAAGTATTAGCAGAGGAGACTACACTCAATGCTGCTACTAATGTTGGAAGTGCAACTGTAGTTCGACTATACAATGGTCATTCTGCAGCATTACTCATTACTAGAAAAGATTCTAGCAGTGCAACTATTGGGAGTGTCACTGTAAAGAATGGCGAAACTGTTCTTCTTGAAAAAGACTCATCCGATACATTAACTGCTGCATCAAATGGTAGTTCTGTCAAGGTAGTAAAGATAGCATACGGAATCTAAAATGAAACTTATTACAGAAGAAATTTCAAACGTACAGATCATTACCGAAGGTAAGGGTTCTAATAAGAAACTCTATATCGAAGGTGTTTTCCTGCAGGGAGATATCAAAAATCGTAATGGTCGCATGTATCCAGTCTCAACTTTATCTAATGAAGTTAAGAGATACAATGAATCGTTTGTTACTAAGGGTCGTGCCCTTGGAGAACTCGGTCATCCTGAAGGTCCTACAGTTAATCTGGACAGAGTTTCCCATAAGATTACTTCTCTCACTCAAGAAGGAAATAATTTTAAAGGAAAGGCACAAATCCTTAACACTCCTATGGGCAAAATTGCATCTTCTCTTCTTGATGAAGGTGTTATGCTTGGTGTTTCTTCCCGTGGTATTGGTTCACTAAAAGAAGATAAGAATGGTGTTAAAGTAGTTGGTGAAGATTTTATGTTGGCAACTGCTGCTGATATTGTTGCTGATCCATCAGCACCAGATGCTTTTGTCTCCGGAATTATGGAAGGCAAAGAGTGGATCTGGGAAGGTGGAATACTCCGCGAACAACTCGCAGAAAAAACTCAGAAAAGAATTAATACTCTCGTCGATCAAAGA